TCTAGAATTCCATCAACATAAAGACTTTGAAGAATGCCGTCGAATACGCCGACGACGAAATGCCAACGATCATCACAAATTTTCGAAAGGCCGTTGACCTCAAGCAGAGCAGTACCAGAAGAACTGACTCCGAAACTTGCCACGTTAGTGTCTCGAATTCTCAGCACATAGCCGATCTGACTACCTGGACCTCGTTTTGAGATGATGTTCTGGAATGTAGCCTGCTTTGACGTCCGAACCCAAGCTGCAAATGTTCCCACCCTGAGCCGGAATGCATCGCCCGATCCTATATCGCTAATATACAGGGCGTTCGATCCGTTGAACTGCACACAACTGCTGTTTTGACCATCAATTCCGCGAATGAACGTAACAGATCCTCTGTCGGTAAGCGTGTGATTATTACCGCTTGCATCCGTCAGAACATTCGAGAAATTCCACAATGCTTCGGGTGCCGATAGACCAATATTCGTGAAGTCAGTCAGTGTCAGCACTCGACCTGCACGAATTTGATTAGGCATACCGATATCGAGAATAGCCTGTTGAACAAGAACAGAAAGATCTGATCCAAGAGGTCCTTGAGGACCAGGCGGACCGATTACACTACCTGCATCGATAGTCGACCCATCATGCTTCGTAAGGATCAACTCACCATCGATAACATCACCGTCAATAACCGATGCCGCTTCGATTTCAAGCATACGATCGGCGGTAAGACCAGTAACGGTAGCCATTTCACCTCCTAGCCAGGACTCGTAGATGAGATTGTGTACGTGTCTGGATCCAAATATGTCGTATCTGCGTTATCAATTTGGAAAGTAGTCTCGTCAAGCATCGTAATGTAATTGTCAGCTGCATCGATAGCCGTCCAAGTACCATCTCCGTGATCCACGATGATAAGTTCCTGAAGATAACCGAAATATCCAGCAATTTCAGCCATCGAAGGAAGACGTGGATTAGTTGTCTCGGTTCCAAACAGCTGATCTTCCAAAACTCGCATGACATCAGGAGGTGTCTGTGTTGAATCAATGGAAATATGAACCGTTGGTCTAAAACCTACAAGTTTTGTAGGGGTTCCGCTTAGAGCCCAAGCAAATTCTGTGGCCTGAGCTCCAGAATCTTCAAGAGTATCGAACGAAATAGCATCAGGATTGGCAATGACATTATAGAGAATATGAATTTTATAGCCGAAATCCGGTGATAAATCGCTACCAATCTTTGTTCTGTATACCAAATTAAAGCTGCTGGCTGGCTGATCGTAAATATCAAGGCCAGGAGAGATGCTAGAGAGCCCATTGATCTCGTCGAATTCTTCTGGATACGTAAGTGCCTTGATTTTCCCTTCGAAATCACCCGGAACAAAGTTCTCGAGAAACTTCACACCTTCGAGATAGTACGGTTTTACTTCAGAAGTAGAATCTTCTTCCACTGAAGTAAGACCATTCCAAGGAACCGCCGTTCCATCGTTAAGATAGAGAACTCCTCGATCAATACCCGTCTGATAGATTCGTTCGCCAATTTCATCCCAAGCAAGAGCTGTCATTGTCACCCCCTTTCTAACCTGAAGTACCCAATTGCGCTCTACGTTGAGCGTTGAGTTCTCGATTCCGAGCTGCAATCTCCGATCGACTCATCTTCTTAGGCTTCGATTGCTTGACATTACAGATTCGGATCAAGGTGAACAACCTATTAAGATGCCAGGTCTCACATTCAAATGGGATCTGAAAGACCACCATCCAATAGTAAACGAGTTCGGCTGTGATAACGTCTCGGCTTTTTGGAGCTCCTGGAACTTCGTTAAACCAGGTAGCCGTCATCTTGGCTTCGATGTAATCGTTTATCTCAGTAAAATTCTTCTCTGAAAACTTAGAGAAGACTTGATCTGGAACGTTAGGAGTCAACACCATGCATTTGATATAGTCAAGTACTTCATCGTTTGTTTTATCAGCCTTACCCAGAAAAGGCTTTTCGTGTTTCGACTCCCATTTTGACAGTGAGACCAAAGAATGCTCTAACTCTAAAGTCACATCGTCCTTTGTGGTGAACTCTTGTGACTCATCGTCGAACATCTCGACACCTAGGACTACAATAGTGAGCATTCCTTGGCCTCCCTATCTTAAAATCACGGACCAGCGAACAGTGCGATAACTGCATCCGGAGTCGGAAGCGCAGCTTCGGTAGCACCAGCACCATAGAGAAGATCCTCGAGTGCTGCCAGATCAGCTGAATCCACAACAGTGGAGTCGACCACAATCAGAGAAGTAGGCTTGTAGTCGGTAACCGGAACTGGAGTAGTCGAAATGTCCCAGCTAAACGAGATTGCCTCAGGTGAATCGTTGACAGTGGCATAAGCCTTCTCTGACGGAGCGGCCAGAGCACCATAAAGCAGATGCAGCTTGTAACCGAAGTCCATTCCGTCGACGTCGTTGCCAACCTTTGTCCGGTAGCTCATACCGAACATCTTTCGGATCTGCTGTCCAAGGGCCACGCCAGGCGATGGAAGCTCTGTACCATCACACTGGGCGAACTCCTCCGGGTACGTGAATGCCTCGATAGTGCCGCCGAACTCCTCAGCGGAAACGAGGTTCAGGTACTTGATGTTGTCCGCATACTGCGCGGACGGCTCGGCGCCCGTTGGCGACTCAGTCACTGTCGTGAGACCATTCCAGGCAAAACCGGTGTTGTACACACCAGACGAGTCTGGGAGATACAGAACACCATGGTCTACACCAGTTTCATATAGCTTGTCGCCAACATCATCCCATGTCAAGGCGGCCATATCCTTCCTTTCACTTAAAAGTAGACGTTATAAACGTCGTGATTTAAATCGTCGGCTGTATAAAACCTGTTAAACAAACTCATCGGCAATGCAGCCACTTTGTCTGGAATTTCACTATCCGGATCTCGATCGATCACTATGATCATGTATCGTTTGGTATGATTATATGGTTCGTCGTCTGCAAATTTGGTATCTGCAAAATCTCGATGATAAACAATACATGGGTATTCCAACCGTACATTAGTTGGCGGCTGAAAATATACTTTGGGAGCGATCGTTTCAAGGATTTGGTGTAGTGTCAGGCGTTGGCCCATTATACACCTCCCCTAATCTCAGTAACAGACGGGGGCTTTGCACATCGACGCTTTGAACCGTCCACAAAACCCCCGCCCATTCCACATACCGAATGTCATAAAAATGTTCATTGGCATATGCATCGGCCACAATACTAATGGAATTTTGAACACTGAGATCAGGATTGAGATTCTCTCCTGGAGTAAGATTTCGAGCGTTACGAATAATATCACCGTAATATGAATACTCTACGATTTCATCAACAAAGACGCCAGGTGTAGTTTCTACCGAATTTCCATAACCAATGCGACCAAAGAACCTCGTCATGGCTGCCTACCTTATTTAGGCGGTCTCAATAACCAGAGCCGAGCGGATCTTGGTAAGCGCGCCAGAAACACGGGTCTCCAGCAGGTACTTGTACTGGTTGTAATCGATATCGAAGTCGTCGAAGAAGGCGACGTCGCCACCCTTGTCTGCGCCAATCGTGTAGTCCTTCAGATTGACGACAATACCGACAAGCTTGGCCTCGGTCTCCAGAACTTCAACCGTAACGATGTTCGAAACACCCATCTCCGAAGCGAGCTCGGCAGCAGTCCTCCACAGACGATGACCATCATTGTCGCGATAGACCAGAAGCGAGTTGAGTCGCGGAAGCGTGGTGTAGAGAGTCGGAGAACCCGATCCTTTATAGGCAGCCATCGCTCCAATAAATGCGTCCACCATCTCGGGCGGGGTATCCACCGTAGCGGCGAGCGTAGTATGAATAGCATACAGATCGTCGTCATGCAGGATCGAGCGAATACCGGCATTGTCTGTAGCACCGGTCAGACCTGGATCCTTAATGTGGTCGTCATCATCAAAGGCACGACCATCACCAATGAGAACTGCACGCGCAAGCTCCTCATCGAGCATGACACGCATCTCAGCCTTCAGCCAAGCCACCACATCGAAATCTGTGATGTCGATGATGTCATCGCGATCCAGCTTCTGCTTCTTGTACACCGTGCTCGGGGTTGTCGCGCGCGAGACCAGTCCGAAGAACTCTTCCTTCTTCAGATTGCCCTTCACATAACCCAGAGCTCGGGCCGTATCCACCGTAATATCAGCAACGATGGACTTGATGCGCGAGAACGGCGAATGCCGAGTGCCGTTGATGACACCCGAGACCCACTCCATTCGACGTGCATCGAACTCAGGGGTAGAACTAAGAGCGCGGGCATCTGGGAAGAGAGTCTCGATCTGATCGATACCATGCTGCAGAGCATACGCTTCGACAGCTGCCTTCAGCGATCCGATCTTCTGGGCGTCAGCAACAATGCCCTTGATCGCATCATGCGTGAGGACATGTCCCTCTTCCTTTTTGCCTTCGCCACCCTGCGACTCGAAGACATTACGGCTCATCCGTCGTCCTTCCTCTTCATTATCATCATGGGCTAGGGATGATTCAGACTCTTTGTCGTCATTGGAGGACTGCTTTGCCTCAGCTACTGCACCGGCGAGGGCGGTACCAACCATGTAATGAACGACTTCCTGCTGCTCCTGAGTCATAGAATCATAGACTTCTTGAATAGTCGGATTCTCTGCAGAATGCTCAACGTCTTCCTTCTCTTCCGCAGGCTTGCCATCTTCATGATTAAGTTCGAGACCGGTGTAGATGATGGCCTCATCTTCCAGCGTGACCATGTCGCCATCGCCGTGTGCCAACGTAATGTTGTCGATAAGGGCGCCAGGATTGGCTCCTGACAGAACCAGGCTCACCTCACGAATGAATCCGTGGAGAACCTTCTTGGCCTTCTCGGTAAGTCCATTCGCATAGATGGACAGAGACTTAATGTCCTTATGCTGGACCAGTACTCGAGCGTTCTGTGCCTGACCAGTATCGTTAAGATAACAATAACAATACGTGCCATCGGCTCGATGCTCGAGGACTGCATGACCGAGCACATTGCTGGGCTCACTGTGACCGTGCTGCCAGACGAGAGGAACCGTTTCAGTATCCTGATGTTTAAAAGCATCCGGCATGATCGTCCGACCATCTGTACATTCGAGTCCAGCTTTTGTGGCATAGCCGCTAAAGTCGGGCGTAGCCATTTCTCCCATTTTGAATGTTCCTCCTTAATTAAGTGACATAGGCCTGGTACGTGCTTTTGCTAATGCCTCAGTTATGGCCGGATCGTTTACGTTTCCGTTACCATTGTGCGGCTCTTGCTTTTGAACAGGCATGTTGCTGTTGGTTAGCTTATCAGCTTTTGCTTCCTTGCTAGGAGCCATACCAATAACCTGTCTCATTTCGTTCGCCGTCACGATTTCGTTACGAGTAAACTTATCGGCAATTTCAGCAATGTTCTCAATTGGAACCAACCGAAACGGATCTCGGAAGTAGAACACCGACTGCTTTTGCGTTCGAGCTGTCTTAGTTAAGAAGGTGCGTCGCATAGACTCAACCATGGCTGTAAGAATAGGCTCGACCGTTCGGTTCCAATAGTTCAACATAGCTTTCTCGTCTGCCGTCCCCTTCATGATTTCGTCTGTTAGGCCAAGCTGGCCATACAGCATGTCGACCAAGTACTCGACCTGGGCCATGAGGTTGTTCTCGGCAGGACGATTCAACTGAGTAATCTTTTCAGTACCATCGGTATAGGCGATACCATATTGACTACCCTTAAGTTGAAACTCAATGTCATCTCGACGCTGCTGCGCCTGCTGTCGTCGAGCCTCAGATTTAATTACATAGGGAAGCTGAATGATAAGATCGAGCTTTCCGGAAGCTGACTGTTGGTCGACTGCGTCCAGCAGGTTAAGTTTATGCAAAAGTCGTTGGAGAGTCGAATTCGGTTCGTTCATCACCGCGAACAACGGATTCTCGATGATAGCTACAGCCGATTTGTTCAATACAACATCTTCACGTCGACCTTTTGATTCGTTATACAAACTGACTACGACATGATAGGGATACCATGTTTTGATCTCGCCAACGCGAAGAGTCAAGATGTCGTATCCGCCATTTGTTTCCGGATTAAGGGTGGTATCGACAGGTACAATTGCCGCACAGCCCTGATCAAAGAGCGTCATGACAATATCCTGTCTAAAAGCTCGAGCAGCCTGGTCGAGATTGGCTTCAACCGTCAGACAATTATTGAGACCGCTATCAATGTCTTCCAAATATCGGTTTTGCTCATCTGTTCGTACATGACGCATATCAACCGAAGCAACATCGATACTAACTCTCGTATAAATAGAGGAGATTAGCGAACGTTCATTGGGGAAATATAGTCTTACGCGATCAGGTCTTCCACCATAGTTCGGATCTCCATACTGCGCGAAAACCTGACGCCGTTCACTTGTATTAGAAAATGCGTTCCAAGCATGTCTTAGCGCGGTCGTAATTCGCGGCACTTACACCTCCTTCCTACATTAATTGCCCCACCCATTGAAATAGGCGAGAACAATAAAAATCGCAATCACAGCTAGAAGAACGGTATTTAAGC